ATTTACCGCCCTCACAAAGGGCGAAATGCATGATTTCTCGTTCGGGACACGTTTATGGTCAATGTGTCATCGACCCAGGTGGGCTTACTTTCGTAAACCCACCAGCCCTAACTTTCGAAGGCGTCCTCAGACATAAATGCCTGCATGACGTCCTTCCATTTATTCATTAAGCGAACAGGGTCTTCACCTAATGGGGCAAATTCAGACATGTAACCAATACATCGCATCGACCACAGGCTGATCACCTTACCTATCCTTGTCCACTTCTCAAAACCATGAGGAGCTAACTCCTTAAATGTTGTATCAAGGATTGCGTGTAGTGTGCCTGATGGGCAACCACGCTCAACCCAATAAGGCATCTCCAATATGGTGTCCAAATCCAAAGCAGCAAACACATGATAATCAAATTCTTCAAAGAAATTCCATCCTCTCTTAAGGAAGACAGTATCCAGTAAATTTTTATGACCATCAATAAGCTCACTAACTTTATCGGCAGACGTATATGTAAAACCTAATCTCGTCATAGCTTCACCAACAATCTTCTGCGTGATTACCGGCGCAAAGTCTCTGCAGACACATAAAACATGATCATCTCCAAGACCTACTCTCCTATTACGATTGACTAAAGAAATGTCAAAATCCCGATAGCTTTCATAATCATCTGCACCATCCTCAAAGCCAGCATCACGCATCAAAAGATCGACTTCAGAGTACATTAATAAGAGATTGATATCAATGGTATTAAGGGTAGCGGTATACAACTTCCCAGACGCCATGATATCTTTAATCCCAGCAACATAACTCTTTCCGTCAATAGTGAGCAAGACTTCAATCATACCAATATTTTCCCTCAACGTGGCACGTTGAGCATTACCAACGGGATCAGACTCACCATAAAAACACTCAATAACATGCATGCCAGCATCCTGCAGGGCACAAACATGATCTCCATCAAAATTCTTAAGGTCTCCATCGATGGCGAATTGTCCATGTCCATCAGCAGAACGAAGATAATCGAACAGGATCTTCCACTCAGCACTATAGGGGTTTAAGCCTATGGCACTACCATTCAATATCTTATTATCCTGATACCACCTCATAAAATCTTTAAGGACGACGGCAGTTGAAATACTTTCATCAACAGGTGAGCCCCAAACTCCCCTCGTTAGTCCTCCCCGAACCTTATTAAGAGATCGCAGTTCATCCTTAAGAAAGAAAGAGCTGACCCATGTGGGCATGATGCCATGCTCTAAGTTGTCTAAATCACAAACAACTTTATTTTTCAAGACCTTCCACTCATGGCTGGTATAATCGTAAGGACCTTCCCTGCCAAAAAACGCATACTTCTTGTGCGACATTTTTGACCAGGGATAACCGGATGATGTGTTACGCGGTAATCCTTGTACAAGGCCTGGAATGCCTTCACAGGCCTCCTCAATGGTGAAAGTTCTAGCCTCCCAAGGCTCATTCATTTTACCTACCTCGAACATCCTACGCGCATACAACTCAGCCAAATTCAACAATAATCTCCTATTGAACTTGTTTGTATTCAAGCCATAAGGAACGCGAGCATTGTACCATGGATCCACGACGAATTTAACAATTTCGCC